TTATAAGCTAGCTCTCTAATTTTTCTTTTCGCTCTTTGTAAAAATAAAGTTGAGTTACCTACTGATACTGCATCTACACCAGCTGATCCGTAATTAGATTGTTTTCTAATATTTAAGTTTGTTGGTGTAATTGGATCCTGGGTTGCTCCACTGGTTACAGTAAATTCACCGCCAGTAGTCATCACAATTAAAGTTCTTGTTGCTTTGATACTTTCAATCGCATTTACTTGATTAGATGCAATCGTATAAATCATAGCATCCGCATCAGCTGTACCTGTTGTAAAATTTTCATAATCACCTGATTTAGAAAACCAAAGTGTTTGAGGATTATTGATTGTGCCTGCAAAAACTAATCGTTGTTCAAAAAAACTTACACACTTAGGATAGTTACCCGTTCCATTTAAAAGATGAGTTGTTGAGTTTTCTGTAAAACTAACTGTCGCTAAAGTAAAATTTGTGTGTCCCGTTCTTGATAATTTTTTTGTTGGATGGTTAGGATGCGTGATATACATAACATCAGCACTTTGCGCAAACTTAATATCAAAAACTTCTGTATGTAAATAAGGTGATGAGATTTCATAAGCTGATCCACCTGAAGTAATTTGACCGCTATCTTTATAAAATCTTATGTATTGATCTCCAAACTCTAAAATATAAGTTTGTGTTGTTGAAAAACTAAATGGAATTAATCTTGTATTATGTGCTGAGTTTTTTACTTCTGAAACAAAAACTGATCCTGGTCTCCTAGTTACTGGTCCGTGTGGCTGCACAACAAAATTATTTATAATTGTGCCTGCACTGTAATATTTTTGAAAGTCTGTACGACCCTCCATTCTAGGTGATAGTTCGCCTGCCGTAAAGCTCGGCACTGATAATAAAGCTTTTCCCATTATTATAATCTACTATTGATAAAATCTTCTGAACCGATCTGATCTACTGGTCCGTTTTGCGGATCTATATTATATCCTTCAGCCGCGTCTGCATGTCTTGCTTCTGAAAGTTTTGCTTGATACTTTTCGTACATTCTTGCCGCTAAACCAGCATTCGCTGTTACAGCATAAGCAATATCTGAAGCTAAAGAAGCTGATATAACTTCTCTAACTAACACATCCATTTCGTTTGGATCTGTAATTGATGCAACATAAACTAATTTTATATTGTCATCGTTTGTTAAAATTTTTCTACCTTCAACTTTGTAATTGCTATCGTGATTTGCAATCGTTAAAACTCGTAAACAATCACTTGGCAAAGTAAATTGTCTTGTAAAACCCCAGGCAGGCGTAACTGTATCTTCAGCTAAATTCTGTCTTTTAATTGCGCAGTTCCAAGGATGCGCTCTAAATACTGCATCACGGATAACATTATATCTTGCATTACATAATCTACCGTTCTTACTGTTTTCAGTAAGCGCAATAATGGTGCTAGCTCCTAATTGGTTTAACGCTGAATTACAAATATCTACAACACTTGCCATAATAAATTCCTTTTAATTAATTAGGGGGCGGTTGCCCGCCCCCAGGTACTACTTAATGATTACGCCTCGTGGCATGGAATTTGAACCACACCAGTTTCGTTCATTCTAGTAGCTCCAATGCTCATGCAGTAATAAACTTGAGTTGCGTATGATTTATCATTTCTCTCATCTATTCTTGCAGTTACATCTTTTCCAATCGCTAATTTGATCGCGTCTTGAGTGTAAGCAAACACTAATCTGTCATCAGTATTTGTTGCATCAGTTGGCAATCTGTTAGACATGATGAATTTGAAACCCATAAAAGTATCAATATCACCTTGAGCAAGTGCTTTCACAGAATTGAAATCTGATGAAGTTACTTGCGTTGTGCCTAACAAGTCTTGGATTTGTTTTGGTCCAACAACGATAAATCTCGGTAAAGATGGATCTACGTCATTAGAGTCTAGGATTTGCTTTGCTTGCAAAAGTTTTGCAATAGTCAAACCATCAGTTTGATTTGCAGTTGCAGTTTTTTGCGAAGATGGAAGAGCAGTAGTTGATCCTCCAGCAACTCCAGTTGCAGCATCCGCGTTGAATGCAGTGATGATTACATCATCCATCGATCTACCCATTGCAGCAGCAGCAGCTTTTGCATAAGACGATGTTGGGTCGATTAACATTCTGACTTTATCTTGGTCATCAATTAAATCTGCCCACTCGTAGTCTGCTAAACTTACTCTTCTTCTGCTATGAGGTGTATCAATTTGCGGTGTGTTACCGTGTCTTGATGATCTAACCTGTGCAGCAGTTACCCCGATTTGGTCAAAGAATGCGTTTTTCCCTTTGATAGTTTCCACATCAACGGTACCACGAAGTCTTGAACCCATTTGTTGAGATAACATGCTTACGTTTGCCGAATATTGCTCGACAAAAGCAGTTGTTATTTGAGTTGACATAATTGTCTCCTTCTATTGTTTAGTTGTTTGTTTGTATTGCGGAAGATTATCCTTGCGGGTCGATCCTTGGCTTTACACCTCTCGGTGTCTTGTCTTTCCAAGACGGCAGTTAGGTCTTAACGATTGTCTAACTATTCAAATTTACTATTACCTTTTGTGTTTAAGCTCAAGTAAATTTTGAACCTCTTTAACGGCTGCGTCATGGTTCGGATGGTTTTTATCCCAGTATGCTGAACCTTGTTTTTGCAGCTCGCCAATTTGCTTACTTATTTCATCAGGGGTCATGTATTGGGGACCATTGCCTGAAACAAATTTATCTTCGCCTACATCGGAAGCAATCTTAGCAAACGCTTTGATAAACGCTGGATGATCTCCAACTTTTGTTCCATCTGATAATGTTAAGTGTGCAAAATCCGTATCAAGATATTCTCTTGCGGCATCCATAGCTGAAGTAAGTTTAGAATTATATGCAGCTCCCCACTCTCTTTGTAGAGTTTGTTCAGCTTGCATTCTTCCTTGCTCCGCTTTGCTGTCTAAATCAGCAATCATACCGTTCGTCATATCCTGGTAAAAATTTAAAATACCTTCTGCTTGCTTAGGTAACAATCCGTATTTGTGTGCAGCATCTTTAAAATTATTTAATGCCTTTTCATCTACATACGATCCTTCGGGTAAATTAAAATTATATTCTTGCGCTGAGTTTGGTCTGCCAAGTTTTTCATAAACTTTGTTCCAATCCTCTTCGGTTGCATGCTTATTCGGTACAGGTATTTTATCTGCGCCTACTAGCTTTTGTGCATGAATATAACTTTTTGCCAATGAAGGTATATCTTTAATACTCTCCAATGTTTTTTCAGCCTTTAACTCATCTGGTAAAGACTCTTTCCAATCAACCTGTACGGGTTGAGTGTTTTCTAATGTAGCTGGCTCAGACGGTTGAGTTGTCGATAATATCGGCTGTTCCGCTACCTGGTTTTCACTACTCATTTTTTCCTCCTGGTTTTTGTTTGAGTATGTTTTTTATATAAAGGATCACTGATCGTTGACCCTCCCTAAATGCAGTTTCGTAAGGATCTTTAGAAAAAGATGTGCTTTCGACATTGCATCGTTTTTCTAAATCTTCTAATAGCTTCTCGCCATCTTCAGATTTAAAAATTCTTTGATAGAGTTTTATATTGTCGTTAATTGCTTTCATTTAAAACTTTAGCCATCGGTGCAGCTTTATTTGCGATCTCTGCTTGTTGCATTTCTTGTTGCAGCTGCATTTGTTGCATTTGTTGTGCTTCTTGATCTTGTCTTTGTAATGCAACTTGATCTCTTGATTTTAATATTTTAGCTGGAATACCTAAAATTTCTTTAATGTATTGTACTAAATTGTCGGTATCTAAATAATCCATGACAGGCGATACTTGTTGTAACGAACCAAAGATTTCAATTCCTCTCATCAATGCTTGTAAGTCTCCAGTTTTTTGAGCTTTAGCAAGCGGTGATACATATTCAATTTCAATATCAGTTTCACCTAACATTTCAGGTACAGGTAAAAACTTTTTATTTTTATTTAAAATATTAAATGATCTTGTAATTAAAGGTTGTAACAACTCAGATTGTAAACGACCTAGCACGGGACCAAGTATTCTCATTTTTTCTTCGTTACGCTGGATGACTTCTGTCGCTGTCATCGTTGCTCCCTGGTTTGTCATTAACTGATCAACAAAAAAGTTTTGTCTGATTGCATCTCTTCTTTGTTCTTCCATTTGAATACCTACAGGATTATTTGCCCCAATATTCATTGGTTCAATTCTATCCCTGGTTCCTGATCTGTAATAATTTAAACCACCTGGCACGGTTCTAATTGGCATTAAGAAACCATCATCAGGTACCATTAAAGGTGGATCTATTTGTTTTTGCGCAGCCTTAATACTTGTCTTGCTCATTAAGTTTAACATCTTAACATCTGCAAGTGCATTCATCGCTGGTGATCTACCGTAAATCTCATTTGACGATTTTAAATATCTTGGTACAGCAAAAGGAAAGTCTGCAAAGAAACCTTCTGATAATAAAGTTCCGCTATCCTCGTGAACATAATGCGATACAAACTTTTTAGTTTCAGAATAGTCTGGGTTTGCATGGATGCAGTGAATTATATTTACTCTATCGTAAGGATTTTTTTCAATTTTTTTAACAAGCTCTGGCGGTAATACAGCGTCAGGAAACTGGTTAGGTAAGTTTCTTGCTTGCATTTTAAAATGCCTGGTTAAGCTATCAACAAAACCTTTTTCATTTTCTGTAATATAAATTTCTGAAATATGTAAATTTTTAAATCTTAAATCATTATCTTTATCTTCAGCAATAAATAGTGCAGCTGTACCAAAAGCAATCAGATCATGGTAAAGTTCAAATATCTCTTGTTGAAAATTTGATCGATTAAAAGCCTGGTTCATAACTTGAGTACAATTCTCTAGCCATTCAACCGCTTCATCTTCTTTGTTTAATTCATCATTTTTATATTTTAAATAAAACCAAGGTGATACTGTATTTGTAAGCATCCCATGTAAAGATGCAGCCAATAATTCTAAAGCATGTGTTGCCGTTCCATCATAGATAAACTCAGTTCTTTTATCTCCTTTGGATCTTGATTTTGTAATATCTGCTTTTCTTGGTAAACAATAATCAGCAACTTCTTGCCAGTGGCTTTCCCATGTTTGACGTTCTACTTTCAAAGTATTGTAACGATCAATCGCCATTTTTGATTTTGGGTTATGTGCCATTTATCCTCCTAATAATGTTTTCTTCGATACTTCAGCTCTATCTGATAAGCCTAACGATCCAGTTAAAACTGTTGCACGTCTGCCTCTTTTTTTCACATCTAGGTTTGCATCTGCTGCACTAGATTGAGTATATTCTGCTTCCGTTGGTTGTACCATTGGTTTTGGTTTTGGGGGTTGTGGTGGTGGTGCAGGTGGTGATGGTCTTGAAGTAAATCCACCCATTTATCTACCTATTAATGTTTTTTTTGATTTTCTTTTATAGCCTTTTCCAAAAACTTTTTCAAATGCTTCATCCATATCTTTTTCATATTTAACTGGATCTTCTTTCATTCGTTTTTGTCTATAAGCTTCATTAACTCTTTCTATTCTTTCGTTTTCAGCTTTATTTAATTTTGCTATTTTATCTGCGTAAGCTTTATTTAATTTTGCTATTCTTTCTTTTTCTTTTTGATTTATATCAACCATAATTTTCTCCTTATATTTTTTATTATCCACCTAATAATGTTTTTTTAGAAATGACAGAGTCATCATCTTGTAAGCCTTGATAACTTGTTAAGATCGTTGACTTTCTGCCTTTTCTTTTTCTATCTAAAGTTTCTTGTTTTGCTGTTGCCGCAGCTCTTCTATCCTCATCCTCAAAGCTAGGCGGTGCCGCTGGCTCTGGTGGTGGCGGTGGAGGTGCTGGCATTTTTGGTGTTAAAAAACTCATGTTGTCTCCTATAATATTTTGTATTCGTTATCCGCAGTTTGGTATCGCTTACTGATATTCTGTTGGCTTGGCAATTCATCTATCGCAATCGCCATATACCTAAAAGCATCGCAAGCATGGCTTGACCAATCATGCACGGGTTTATTATGAAACATTCTCATCTTTTCGTTATACCTACGATGATAATGTCTCAAAGCATCTACCAAGTGTTTTGTTTTATCCAAATCAAAATAACATCTTGGTAAAATCATTTTAGCAGCGTGGATCCCATCCTCCAGGGGTAGCTTAGGTAAAATATAAAAATTTATTCCTAATTGATAAGCAACTTCCCTTCTGGTTTTACCCAGGCTAAATTCTGTAACTTCTATATCGTGTGGCGCGTAATGTTTATCGTAAACATATTCTTTTTGTTTTACGAGATTAACATAATGCGGCAAGCCTTCACGATTGTTTTCGTAATAATCTATAATTCTAACGGTGTTACCGAGTTGCTGAAAAAAGATTATAGCTGTTGAGTCTCCGACCCCAATGTCCCAAACAGTGTTGACTAATAAGCTTGGATCATATTCAAGTACCGTAAACTTATCTTCTTGTTCAATCTTTTTAACAATATCTCCGTAAACCGACCCTTCAATATTTGCAATCCAATCACATTCAAACTCTTGCTTATATTTATTATCTCCCATCTGCGCTCTTGCTGCATCGAGTTCTTCTTGATCGATAATATTTGTTTTCGATACAGGAGCCGTATAGGCGAGCCAGCTTTTATCTTTGACCGCGTGCTGGTGAATTTCATAAAAAAAATTATTCATTCCCGCAGGTGTACCTATGAAGTAACAAAAACCCTTACGATCAGAAAGTGCTGGTCTTAAAATTTCATTCCAAAGTTTAGGGTTTACTTGTGCGGTCTCATCTATACAGACCCCATCTAGGAATATACCCCTAATGCTTTCCGCATTTTCACTTGATAATAATGTTACACGCGACCCATTTGGTAGATCACATCTAAGTTCTGTCTCATTGTATTTGACCCCTGGGATTTTACTCGTAAATTGTTTTATGTAATCCCAAGCAATACTTTTAGCTTGCTTATACGTTGGAGCCACATACGCAAATCTAGGGTTTGGCAATGGGTTTGTAAGAGCCGCTTTGATTAAGTGGTTTAAAATACAAACTGTTTTGCCGAAACGTCTATGGCAGTTTAGCACTGCAAATCTATGCTGATCTAATAGATCGTGCAGCTCTTGCTGAAACGGTCTAGGCGTATAAGGTATCTCAATGTGCATTAGTGTATTGTTGGCAGCTCTTTAAAACAATCATTGGCTTCTTCATACTTCATGCCTGAGTTCTTCAGCATAAAGCTTGCAAAGTCTGATGCCACCTGTGGCGTTTCAAATCCGTGTATATGAACCACGATAGCATTTGTTTCTTTATCAACGAATACTAAGCTGGCTAATTCTGTTTTAATATCTGGTTTCTTTTTCATAGTGTCTCTCTGTGTGTGAGTGTCTTAAACTCCCAAGGTATATATATATAAAAATGTGTGCGATTTTTTCGGCAATAGTCATGCAAAAAAACTGCAAAAAGTAGTCATTTACTGCAAAAAATGTTGTCTTATGGTTATGTAAACCGTAAGTTTTTCGCATAAAACAAAAGCTATTAAAGTTTTTTGTGTTGGTATTGTGTTGCTCTTGTTTAATCCGAACTCATACACGCGCGCGGATCCGTGCATCCGTTTAATAAGATACTAACTTTTCTTATGTCTTGCAGCAAAGTTCCTGGCTGCTTCTTTTGAACCAAAGCCCCATGCTTTCAATGCAAGCTTTAATCTTGTTGGTTTACCCTTCTTGTCTTTAAGTGGTCCAGACATTCCGCCAAACCTTGCAGCGAATGAGACACGCCTCGGATTGGTCCCAGATTTAATTGGAGCCTTAACTCCAAATTTTTTTCTGCCAGCTGCATTCAAACCACCTTTTGGATTTTGAAATCTTTTAGCAACCATTGTTTATCTGAAACCACGTTGCATGTTTTTATAAGACTTAGAACTAATTGTAGATTTCTTTTTGCTTCTACTTGTGCCTGCTTTTTTTCTTTTATTGATATTATAATAAAGCCCCTTCTTTGCCATCTTGCCAGACTTTGTTTTATGATATCCTTTTTTCATTTTTAACCTTCCTTTTTTTTTTGATTTACGGTTTTTAGTGTTGACATATTGGCTACATGTATGTTACCAGATCGGAAACAAACAAAAGGAGCATAAAAATGCAAACCTCGTTAACTAAACTTAGTAATAATTTTCACTTAGTTGAATTTATTACAGATATAAAAAAACCTTCATTAAAATTTTACTACAGCTATCAAACTTGTATAGCAGTTGAAAATGAAGGCGAGCAATTTATTTGTATCAATGCTTGGTCAACTACAACTGGCAAGCATCTAAATCAAATAAATTCAAATAAAGCAATCCGATTAAGTTTATCTGATTTTAAGAAAAAACTAGAGAGCTTAAAAGTATGATTGACTTTATTTACTTTGGCATCATCGACAACTTTATCATGTTGCTTGGTGCCGTGTATGGTTTCAGCTTAGAAAATAAATTTAAAATTTTCAAAGCTGGAACGGGTGCATTGTACGGTGCAGGAATTGGAAACGCTTTAAGCGACTTTGCAGGTGGTATTGCAGCAAGTAATTTAACACTCGCAATCGGTACCGCTGCAGGTTGCTTGATCTGTTTAATCCTGGTCCCGTTAATGCTTAAACTTAACAAAGGAGTTAATTAAAATGCAATATTTTTATTATAATGTTGATTTTAATACCGTTAAGCAGTTGCCTTCGGATCAAATTAATTACTTTCCAAAGTCAACAATTAAAAGGGTTGTAATTCCAAAAAAGCCTACAGACAAAAGTTTATTTTTTCTGCAAGCTTTTAACTGGTTAAATAATTATCAACCTGATCCAAGCGTTGATAAAATCCCTTTTAAACTTCAAAAGACAACTTTTAATATTGTAAACCGTAAAGATGTAATTTTTCAATGGTTTACAAATCTAAAAAAACTAAAAGCACATCATTTTCAAAATACGTCTTTTAGTGATTTTAAATTATAATTAACCTTCAATCACTCCAGGAGCTTTTTGCTCCTGGGGTCTCGCCCAGCTAATCGTTAACTTACTATCCGTCTTTTGATCGATCTTTTGTTTATCTCCAAAAATTCCTGAAGCTAGCTTTGAAGCAAGCCATCTATAGTGAGTTGCTTTTTCCCTATACTGTTGAAAATATTTT